ACCAAGTGTCCTGAGACTCCACATGGGCTACTAGGGTATCGATCTTGGTACAGTCTAAGGTATTTTTCTTTGAGCTACCTGATGCCGTTGTGATCATATATTTACCCATACCACCATTGGCTTTGTCCATGATTTTATCCTTAGTACCTTTTATTTGTACTTTAAAGATCCTACCTGCCTGATTCATTATGATACAGTCTTGTGGTAGGTAGTCACCAAGAGGGGTAAATACCTCTAGGTTTCGAGAGAGAGCCTCTGTAAAGAACTTTTGTTCATAGAGGTTACCTCTTCTTTTCATGTCTCTATGACTTCGGTTTCTTTAGGCTTTGTTTCCCTTTTGAGAAGGGATCTCATTTCTTCGGGAGTCATATCTGAAGATCCGAGTTTAACATTTGCCGATGCTGTGATGTTAGTGGGTCTACCCTTGATAGTCATCATCTTGTCAAAGAGGATAGATAGTGCATAGGGTAGGTTCTGAGGTGGTATATCATCTAGCTTGTCGTGAAGCATATTGAGTGAGTCAGTCACTAATGCTGATAGTTTGCTTTCAACAGCACCGACAAACTCCTGTTCAGTCATTTCTAGTTTGTAAGTAAGGAAGTGTCTGCAATAGTTCCTAATGTCTTTCTGTTTGGCAGTAAGCATCTTTTCATTGATAATTTCACCTTGCTTGGTAGCACTTGATTGTTTGCTTGCTACTTTGACGGCCGCTTCGATAACATCGTTCTTAAGGTCTTTGCTTAGTGCCTTAACCACCTTTTTATTTCTAGGCATATTTTTTATTTATCTTATTATGTTGACAAGTCAATGTTAAACCTGTTCAAGGAGGCATGGATAAGGAGAGGGCAAATAAGATACTTAAGGATAATGAAATGACTAAAGTTGCCTTTGCTGAATTGATTGGATTGAAGGTTGGCACAGTCCGTACTGCTTTTGGGGCTAACAAGTTGAGTAAGCCGATGATTAAGAGGCTTGAGCAGTTAGAGCGATATTATGCACAGAAGAATCCTAGTACTACTGAGGGTTTGATCAGGCAGACGATGGATATACCTGTTGAGCAGACCTTAGAGGCTAAGATTATTGGTTTTCCTAAGAATAAGTTTTTACGGATCATTAAGTTTGAGGATGGTACAGAGGGTAAGATTAAGTGTAAACCTGACAAGTATCGCAAGATGGGTCAGGGGGTAAGTGTTAGGCGCATAGAGAAAGATATGTGGTTATTGGTTAGATAGATGTGGATAGTCCCCAAAATGTTATCTCAATGTGTACAGGCTACGGAGGGATTGAACTTGGTCTTAGAGGAGCAGGTGTGGATGTTAGAACAGTCTGTTACTTGGAGATCGAAGTCTATGTCCAAGCCCTATTGGTTAAAGCGATGGAAGAAGGGAGATTATGTACAGCACCTCTGTGGTCTGATGTTAAAACCTTCCCATCATCAGAGTTTCGTGGAAAAATATGTGGCATCGTTGGGGGATATCCATGTCAGCCATTTAGCTCAGCCGGGAGGAGACAAGGAGAAGAAGACCCAAGACACTTGTGGCCACACATCAGGAGACACATCAGGGCAATTAGACCTGTTTGGTGCTTCTTCGAAAATGTCCTCGGACATACCTCGATGGTGTTAGGGCGAGTCCTGTCCGATTTGGAAGCAGAAGGTTACCGATGCGTATGGGGAGTATTCTCAGCGGAAGAAGTTGGCGCACCCCATCAAAGAAAAAGAGTCTTTATCTTGGCCTTCTCCGAGGGCAGGGAATCCGGGGAGTCGGAAACCGGGGACAGGAGGGAAGGTACTGTCAGAGGAAGCAAAGAGATGGGGAACACCACAGGCAAGCGACCATGTGGAAGGAGCGAGGACAAGGGTGGACAGTGGTCAAAAGTGTTTGGGAAGGGATTTGAATCGGTTAAATTCCCATCAAGACCAAATGAAGAACAATACGAATGGGAAGCACCAAGAACAGTTAAACCCCGATTGGGTGGAGCAATTGATGGGACTTCCCATCGGGTGGACAGACTTAGGCTCTTGGGGAACGGAGTCTGCCCACAGACAGCAGAATTAGCATGGAGAACTTTATGGCAAAAACTTTCAGAGTAACCCTAATTTTGGGCCGCAAGGCGATAGGCAAACGAGGGATACCTCCACGACACTCGGTGGGTTAGGGTTACTCTATCTTTATTATGAAAGTAACAATTGAGACAGATGATAAGCAAATCGTGACGATTGAGCGGAAGGGATACATACAGGTGCATGATTACATTGAGGTATTCAAGAGTGCTTTGGTTGCAATAGGGTTTCATCCAAGGTTATTGGATGAGAATTTAAATGAAGGTGAATGGTATGACGAAAGTGATATTACTACTAACATTACTCATTAGTGGTTGTGCAAAAAACCCACACCCTGAACATATACTTGGTGTGAGTTGCCCGAAACCCGGTCATGGAAAATGTCCATTTGGATGTGATGATTAATATTGTGTTTCAATCTTATATTAGTCCTGAAGAATTGAGTCGCGCATGGATGCGTTTTTGGTCTAATAATGAGTTGAGGTATCGTAAGGGTGAGAGAGATCCTGATTGCCCACCAAATACATATCGCACAGATATAGCAAGGAAGTTGTCAAAGCCTAAAACGGATTTTAAATTTAGAAATGAACGCAAAAAGAAAACTAATACATGAGTTAAAGAATACTTTCCATCGATGGGAAGAGGAGAGTGATCTGTTTGATGATAGTATAATTGATGCCTGTAAGAAGGCATTGCGTGAGTATTATGATGAGCAAGTGATTGAATTTGAAAGTGATATTGAACTAATAGATGATGGAGAAGATGATGAATGAATATATATAAACCGACAGGAGAGAAGTTAAATAATTGGCCTCTAATGGTTGGTCGATTGGAAGAGGAGAAGAAGGAGTTACAGGAAAAGCTTGATAAGCTTGAGGCTGAAAACTCACAGTTAAAAAGAAGATGCTGTGATCTTTTTAAGGAGGTAATTGAAACCAATGCTAGTAATGGAAAATGAAAGTACCACCGGGATGGAATCCGATCTTTTGGAAAAAATATGGGCGAGCAATACCACTATCCGTACCAAACTTACCACGACCCGACTTGAAAAAGTTGGGGCCGCAACCATTGAGATTAGACCAAGAGACGTTGGAACGGATCAGGAGGGATTCAGTGTTGGAGAAGCGCAAATCCCGGTCAAAACGATCAGGGAAGCGTTAATATTAGGAATGGAGATACAATCAAGACAATGAGTAGACCAATATATGAAACACAGGCAGACCTCGATAATGAGGCAAAAGTAAGAAAGTTCCTTTCAAGCGAATGGGAGTGTAGGTTTATTAAGTTAAATCCCATCAAGTGGAAGGTAGATTTTTTGGTTCAACGAGGGAATCAGTACAGTTGGGCAGAGCTTAAATGCCCTAAGATGAACTATGGTGATTATCCGTTTATGATTAGCTACAAAAAGATTGAGGCGGCTAAGTTATTGCATGACACAAGCAAGAAGAAGTTTAATTTAATATACAAATGCAATGATTTATTATGCTTTCATACATGGGACTTTAATAAGGAGTATCCTTTTGAGTATGGTGGACGTACAGTAAGTACACGCGACCCACAAGATATTGAGCCTGTATTCCTGATTGATCCAAAGGATTGCACGATAGTGGAGGGGTTTAGTGCCTAAAGTAACCTATGCAGATGAGGTAGATGCCCACTTTGGTATCCCTTGGTTGAAAGAGTTGGCAATCCGTAAGGGTGAGTTGTCATGTGCATTGCCTGATGATCAGATTGATCAGTTGCCACCTGAAAAGACAGCAATGCTGTCGGACTTAATTTTACATCAACCAACCTCTGAGAAGGAAGATCCTATACAGTGGGGATGGACATTACCCGGTTGGCAAAGGGTGATGGATAATTGGGAGAATGACAAGATTCATGTTATTTTGGGCGGCAACAGATCGTCCAAGACTATGTTCGCAAGTCGTATGCTAGTACATTTGGCACAGGCAATACCTGAAGCTGAGATACGAAGTATGCACGTTACAGAAGAAAGAAGTATATCAGATGCACAGAAATATATATGGCAGAACTTGCCAATGCGGTACAAGAGGGCAAAGAAAAAGAGTGAGAATCATTCTTTACAATATAATCAAAAGAATGGATTTAACTCCTCTAAGGCAATATTTCCCCCCACCCAAGAAGGTGCTGAGAGGGGTAGTACGATTTATTTTAATAATTATCGGCAGTATCAGGCTGATCCTCAGATTTTCGAAGGTTGGTCTGCACATTGCATACACCTCGATGAGGAAGTACCTGAAGCGATATTTAATACGCTCTTAGGTCGTACAGTTGACTATCATGGTCGCCTAATTTTGACCTTCACGACACTTCAGGGCTGGACACCTTTGATTAATAGTTTGTTAAAGGGTGCTGAGACTGTAAAGACTAGATACTCCGAGATTATGGGTAGGGAATTACCTACTGAGCAGATTTGTAAGAATTGGCCTAATTGTAGAATATATTACTTTTGGACAGAAGACTCTCCGTTTATTGATGGTAAGGAATTAATCAATACATATGCACGGCAACCACAAGAGGTTAAGTTAGCTAGATTGTTTGGAATTCCTAGTAAAGCTGTGGAGGGTAGGTTTCCAAAATTTACAAGGGAAACCAATGTTGTACCACATGAAACAATACCTACTATTGCTGATCCAACTATACCATCGACTAAATATTTTGTCACTGACCCCGGTGGTTCTAAACCTTGGGTAGCTATTTGGGCATCAGTATTGGATGATGGTACTATCTACATATATAGAGAGTTTCCTGATACAAGTATGGGTGAGTGGGCTTTACCTCATGTGAATGGAGTTGGTAAAAGTGTGGGTAAAGCGGGTCCTGCTCAACGACCTCTAGGTTGGGGCTACAGTCAATATAAAGAGCATTTTGAGGCATTGGAAGGTGGGGAGCATATATTTGAGCGGATTGTTGACCCTCGTATGGGAGCCGCAACAGTCAGAGAGAAGGAAGGTGAGAGTAATATAATTAACACAATGGCTAATCTTGATTTTGTTATGAAACCTGCCCCCGGTGTAGAGATTGAGTCAGGCATTGCGGCCATAAACAATGCTTTATCTTGGGATGATACACAACCCATGACAGATACAAATCGACCTAAGTTATTTGTGTCTGATAGGTGTGAAAATTTAATTAGTTGTATGTTGGAATATAGTGGACAAAGTCGTGGTGAGCATTTTAAGGATTACATAGATACATTAAGATATTTGATGGTAAGTAAACCTGAACACGTTACAGAAGCATCACTTGCTTGTACAGGTGGTGGTGGATATTGATTGACTATTTTTGACTATGTGGATAATAGTATAGCTTTATGCAAAGCGCTTCTGATCCTGAATTACTATATGTCAGCAAAGAACCTGACATTAATTACCTAGCAGAAACCTACCGAAAAACACAGGCAGATCTTGGTGAATGGTTGGATCGTAGGCAACAGGATTATGATGTAAGGAACTGTATGTGGTCAGGTAAATCTGACGACTTTAAGAAGCATTCCAACCTCAGTTCCACAGGAGATGTATTTCCTTGGGATGGAGCAAGTGACCAAGAGATACGCATGGTTGATAATCAGATCAATAAGTGTGTTGCGATGGTTATGAATGCGGCTAGACAGGCACACATCGTTGCCACACCTGTTGAGTCAGGTGATATTGAGCGAGCCAATGTTATATCTATGTTTCTCCGTTGGATAATTAATACCAAAATGGAGGAATTTTATGATCAATTAGAACTTGGTCTTAATCATTTTTTTGAGAAGGGATTGATGTGTCACTATGTGTGGTACGATTCCCAAGATTTAAAACAACAGCAAACTATCCGTTTAGATGAGATTGCACAGGCTTTGCCTGAAATAGCAGAAGCTATTCAGGATGGAAGTATGGATAATGAGTTATCCTCAGCTATTAAGGATCAATTTCAAGTATCCAAGAGAAAAGCGAAAAGTATGCTTCGTGAGTTGCGTGAACAAGGTACAACCACAATACCTGTAACTAGACAGGTAGTAAATAGACCAAGACTTAAAGCTCTTGCTCCTGATGAAGATGTTTTTTGGCCTAATTACACAATAGATCCACAGGAAGCACCTTATGTTTTTCATGTGTTGCATATGACACCTGAACAACTCCGTGCAAAGATTGCATCCGAAGGATGGGATGAAGAGTTTGTTGAGAAGGCAATGGAGTTGTCACAACATTCGCAAAGAGATGATACTTTACATAATATTCGTCAGATGGATGAATCTATCCGCAATGATGATGAGACTATTAGAATTGTGTACTGTTATCAAAGGTTGCTTGATGAAGACGATATCCCCGGTATTTATTGTACAATCATGCATCCCGATGTACCTGATCTTTATGCTAAACATGAGTTATTGGATTATGCTCATGGTAAGTATCCGTTTGTAATTACAAAGTACGAACAAACTAGTAAAAGACTTTATTCATCTAGATCAATACCTGAGCTTGGAGAGCCCTTGCAACAGGTAATGAAGATTGAGACAGACTCGATGATTGATCGTCAGTCATTGGCAACTTTACCACCTTTGGAGCATCCATTAGGGCGGCCACCAACTAAATGGGGGCCGGGAGTAAGAGTACCTTATCGTGTGGCAGGTGAGATTCGTTGGGCAGACACACCACGCTTTGATGGTGGTAATGTTGAGGTACGTAGATATGTCCAAGAGATGTTTGATAAATACTTTGGTAACTTTGCACCGGGTGTGGATCAGGTTGAGTCACAGAACAAACAGCAAGCAATAATCAATAAAGTATTTACTCACCTGAAGTATGTATTTGATCAGATTTGGACTTTATATCAGCAATATGGGCCGGATGCAGAGTTCTTTCGGGTCACAGGAATGCAAGATGTACAGAAGTTTAACAAGGGTAGAGCAAACGAGAGATTTGATTTCTATTTACAGTTTGATGTGGCAACTCAAGATCCTGAGCAAATGTTGGAAAGAGTCAGAGCAATTGCAGAACTCGCACCTGCATTAGACAGGTCAGGCACTTTAGATACAGAAAGACTTCTTCAGCTTGCAGTTGGACAGATTATGCCGGGTGCTTCGGAGAAGGTCTTAATCCCAAAAGAGACTGCCTCTCAGAAAGCTGTAGAAGAAGAGAGGCAAACAATTGCTGAACTTGTGGCAGGTGTACCACCTAATGTAAGACCACAGGACTCACATGAGTTAAAGATGCAAGTATTTCAACAATGGTTATCACAACCTGACATACAACAAAAAGCACAGCAAGACCAAGCATTACAGGAGAGGATTCAGAATTATATGCAACAGCGTCAAATGCAGATTCAGCAGAAGCAGAATGCGGCGATTGGACGACTAGGGGCAACTCCTACACAGTTTGGTGAAACTGCACAGTAAGTAGCATAGAAAAGGAAATCATCATGCCAATGGTAGGAAAGAAAAAATTCGATTACAGTAAAAAGGGTAAAGCGAACGCAAAAGCGTACGCAAAGAAGACAGGTAAGAAAGTAAAGACTAAGAAAAAATGAGTATCACTTATCGTGGTGAACGTTTTAGTGGTTACAATAAGCCTAAAAGGACACCGGGTAAATCTAAGAAGTTTGCTGTTCTTGCTAAGGAGGGCGATAAAGTCCGTCTTGTCAGATACGGTGATCCAAAGATGTCCATTAAAAAGAATATACCTGCTAGACGAGCTTCCTTCCGAGCAAGACATAAGTGCGATGAAAAGAAGTCTAAATTAAGTGCCGGATATTGGTCTTGTAAGAAATGGTAGCAAAGAAGAAAACTAAATCTCGCGTCAACCAAGCAGGTAATTACACAAAGCCTACTATGCGTAAAAGATTGTTTGAGAAGATCAAGAGTGGATCAAAAGGTGGTAGGGCAGGTCAGTGGTCAGCAAGAAAAGCACAAATGCTTGCAAAAGAATACAAATCTAAGGGTGGAGGTTATCGTTAATGGCACTTAGGAAACCACAGAAGTCCCTCAAAAGGTGGACTAAGCAAGGATGGCGCACAGCATCAGGCAAAAAGTCATCTGAGACAGGTGAAGTTTATGCACCAAAGAAAACTATAAAAAAACTTAAAAGTACCAAAAAGGGTAGAGCAAAGCTTGCTTCGGCTAATAGAGCAAAAAGGGTTGCAACTAGCAAAGGTAAGCAATACGCCAAGCACGGATTACATAAAGGAAAGAAGAGATGAATAGATGTCTCATCTGCAAAAGGAAGTGTATTGGATTGTATTGCTTACAATGTTCTTCATCGAAAGAAATGTAATTCTTGACACTATGTTTGCTATCCTAAATATAATTTACGACAATTTTAAATGAGCAAAACTAATCACGAAATAGACCATGAAGATGCGATTAGAGCGCTGTCCGCTCTCAAAAACGAGCCCAACTTCAAGCGATATATTGAAATGCGTGAAAGTTTGCGTGAAGACACTATCAGGTCGTTGCAGGCTCCTGAGAGCATTGCAGACACAAACAGACACTTCTATATCACAGGGAAACTCGAAGCTATTGACGAAGAGTTAGATATGTTTTACAAGCTTTGATTGTATCGGATCAATCTTAGTTCCCAACCCTCTACGTTCTTGGGGTAACGTAGGGGGTTTTTTGTGTAACCACATAAATACTTAAATAAGTCTTGCAATATTTATATCACATAAATAGGCTAATACCTACTAGGCTATATGCCTTGCATATTTATGGAAGAAATTACCAAAGAGGTTGACTCAGAATCCTCCGAAAATTCTGTGGAAATAGAAAAGCCTGTTGATGGGAATTTATCTGTAGCTGAATTTGCTGATCAATTAATGAAACGCAAAGAAGGTGAAGATACTGAACCTGAGACAACGACTGAAGAGATAGATGAGTCTACTGAAGAAGCTGTAGATCCCATGCAAGTCTCTGAAGTTGAAGATACACAGTCTGCTGAAGAAACGGAAGAGGAAGATGAATCATCGCCCCCTCCACAACCTTCAGATGTTCTTTCAAAGTTTAATATTGATCTTGATAGTTTATCGGAAGAAGATAGCCGAGACTTAGCAAAGGCTTTAAATGCTAGTGCTGTCAAAAGGTTTGGCACTCTGACTCGACAAAAGAAGGAGTTACAAGCAGAGAATGAAGCACTGCAAGAAAAGGCTAAACAAGCTGAAGAGGGATCAGTTCCAAGTTATCTACAAGACAATGCTCTTTCTGATGTGACTGACGAAAAGGGACTTGTTGAGAAGATTGAGCAGTTCAATGATTTAATTGAATGGGTTGACGAAAACTTGGATAATGAAATTCAGTATGATGAACAGGGTAACGAGTTCATAGCTAAGAATGGTGATCAAACTTTCACTAAAACTGAGTTAAAGAAGTTTAAGGCAGATGCTAAACGGATGTTGCGTAAAGATGTACCAAGTAGAAATGCTTGGTTGGCTGAGAGAAAACAAGCAGATGAATTAGCGTCACAGAGTTTTAACTTCCTTAGCAAACCTGAAAGTAATGAGTATAAACTATTTATGGAGGTTAAAGATAGTCCTATGTATGAGCCACTAAAAAAACTTATGCCTAATGCTAATTATGCTATGGGACTAATGGTTATGGGTTATGAGGCAATGAATAAGAAAAATGCATCTCAACCCAAGTCACCACCTAAACCAAAAGCACCTGTTGCGTCTACAGAGGCAGGTACTTCTAGACCTAAATCAAGTCAATCAATGAAACTGAAAGCTGTGGAGGCGGCGAGGAAACAATACGAATCTTCAGGCTCGATGGCAGACTACCAACAATATTTAAAAATAAAAAAATCTTAGGAGGAAATTAATTATGGCACAAGCCGCAAGTTATAACACATCCGGCAACCGGGAGGACTTAACTGACGTTCTCACAATTATGGAGCCGGAATCAACACCATTCACAAGTATGGCACAGAAAGCCACTGCAAGTGGTACTTTCTTTGAAGTGCAAGTGGATGATCTTAGTACACCAAGCTTCGATGGAGTTAACGAAGGAGAAGATGTTACTGCTTTCGATAATAAAGCTGTAAATCGCGCTCGCATTGGAAATTATATTCAGAAGTTTCGCAGAAGTTTTGCAGTAAGTGATATCCAAGAGATCGTTGCTACAGCGGGCGTCACATCAGAGTTCGCAAACGCTGAGGCGAAAGCTGTTAGGGAATTAAAGCGGGATGTTGAAGCAGCTGTATGTTCAGGACAAGATCGTCAAGCTGAAGCCGGAGCCGGCGCACCTTACAAGACTCGCGGAATGTTTAAGTTCCTTGGTCTTGGTGGTCAACCATCCGATATTCCTGCTTTTGCACAGAATGTCGCTAACGACACAACTGCTACGCAAACCGAAACAACCTTTAATAGCGTTCTTCAGGAACTCTACGAAGCTAACGGAATGCCCGGTGGTCAACTTACTCTTATTGCCGGTCCTACTCTTAAAAAGGAAATCAGTGACTTTGCTCGTCAAGAGGGTTCTACAACCGCCTTGTCTTTCCAAGTTACTCAGCCTGCTGAGAGCAAGAAGATCACCTTGTCTGTAAATTTTTACGAAGGAGATTTCGGCAATGTTGCAATAGTACCTAGTGTGTATTTAAACCGCACATCAGGTAGTGACACTATCGATGGTGATGCAGGTCTTCTTATCGACCCTGAGTACGTGGCAATCCACACCTTGAAAGCTGAGTCTAATTCTGAGCTTGAAAATCAAGGAGGCGGCCGACGTGGTTTCTGTGATATAATTGCGGGTCTCGCAGTTCACAGTCCAAAAGCTCATGGTTACTTTAACTAATATTAATTAGGAGAACATAAGACATGGCAGAATTAACTA